GAATTAGAGGCTGGACTTTTAGGTTGGGTGCCGGCGTAGATGTACGAAGTAACAATAAATCATAAGAATAAAGGCCTTACTGCTTATAAGATATATAAGAAGGAAGAGTGTGATGACAAAGAAATTAAATACAAATATTGGAAGGACGCATGCGAAGGCGACTATGCACTCTCTGATGATGGGTGGTGTGCTGAGGTTATCAAAAGAAAGGAATATCCCAATAATCACAAGCAAACAACAGTTTATATTAGACTCCCATGGGGATATTTTATGTGGAATCCCAAATATCCAACAATTAAGTTTAATGCGGAGGGGCGCATTACGCCTCATACTATCACTGGGAAACCTTATCTTGANGCCAATAAAAAATCTGAGAAGATGAGAAATCTTGCAATGTGTTATGCACAGACAATGAATAAAGATTTGGCTATTGATTTAGCTCTCGGGAGCTTGACTCGCATGCAACATGGGTCTTGGAAACGTAAAATGAAAACGGAGGTTTTTAGGGATATGGTTAGAGAAGAATTGGCAAAACTTTTAACTAAACATGGGATGACAGAAGATTATACCCTGGAATTGTTAGCCGATACAATAGAAAATGCAAAGGGGAAGAAAGATATTACCAATCTAATGAGGGCGGTAGAAAATCTTCAGGGAATGCATGGGATGAAAGAACGACAAGTTGTAAAGACTACTCATCAACTTGAGGGCACAGTGACTAGGAAGTTATTAGACCAAATTCACGAAGAAGAACAGAAGTTGAAGGCAACAAAAATCACGGAAGGTGAATATGAGCCACAAAAATTATCGGAGACCAGAGAAAAAGAAGAAGTACAAACCGAAGGAAAAAAAGAAGAAGGTTAAATGGATTACGAAGAAAAATACGAGCGATTACAAGTATTAAAGAAGTTTCGTGAAAATATCGGGCTTTTTGGTAAACTATGCTTTTCTTCGGCACTTAAAAAGCAAACACCTGATTTTCATCACGAGATTTATCGCAATTTAAGGAATAAGAAAAAAAGACGAGTTCTTATTGCTGCTCCTCGTGGTACGGCGAAAAGTACTGTATGTTCCCTTATTTTTCCTCTTTGGAAAATTGCATTTAAAGCTCCTGATGAAGAATTATTCATTGTAATTATATCAGAATCGCAAACACAAAGTATTAATTTCTTGAGTAGGATAAAATACCATCTTGATACATCTCGTGTATTCAGGGAAGCATTTGGGGATTTCAGCGCTAATACTGCAAAGAGATGGACTAATAATGATATTATATTGGCAAATGGCTCTCGAGTAGTAGCAGTAGGTACCGGTCAGCGGGTACGTGGATTTATCGAAGGGGATACTCGTCCTAATCTCATTATTGTTGATGACTTTGAATCAGAGCTGAATGCCTTCACTCCAGAGAGTAGGGTAAAAAACCGTAAGTGGATTACAGAGGCTGTTATTCCATCCCTTAGTGATGATGGGAGGCTTATTATGGTTGGCACAGTAATTTCAGAAGATTGTTTCCTTAATTGGGCTAAGGGAAGTCCAGCGTGGAGAACACTTTGGTATAAGATATGGGATGACGATGAAGAAAGTATATGGCCTGAACGATTTCCAAAAACAAGAATTATTAGCATTAAATCAGAGTATGAGTCTGTGGGGAACCTTAATGGATTTTATCAGGAGTATATGAATATAGCACAGAGCCCGGATAATGCACCGTTTAAGCCAGAATACATAAAAATACATTCATATGATTTTGAGAATATTGATGGTCAAAATTGTTTGGTGAAGGAAAGGGGAGATGAAAAAGAAATTAAACCTGTGGACATCTATGCCGGGGTGGACCCTGCTAGTTCTTTATCTATTAGGGCTGACTATTTTGTTATCGCTATCATCGCTGTTGATAGTGATAATAATAAGTATATCGTTGATATATTCCGCCGTAGATTGGACCCTGCGTACCAGCCTGATAAAATTATCGAGTATTTTGAAAAGTATAGTCCCAAGAAAATGAAAATTGAAACTGTGGCATATCAGGAAGCATTGCGTAGTTCCGTAAAGAAACTTATGCTTGAAAAGAATATATATATTCCCGGCCTAGAAGCTGGCGTGAAACCGCGGACAAGGAAATCAGAGAGATTACTTTCTTTGGTTCCAATGTTAGCTAAGGGTGAGTTTTTCTTCAGGCAACAGGATATTACTGCTCAACAAGAATTTTTGTCATACCCGAAAGGGAAACATGATGATATTCTTGATGCAATTTGGACTGCGCTTGAAAAGTATGTCCCATGTAGATTGGAAACATTGGATGGCAAGAAAAAAAGAAGTACTAAAAGAAGAATCCTTGATTGGATGGTACAATAATGGCTAAAAAAATAGTAGACGACGTTCACGAAATCTGGAAAACGTATTCGCTAAAAAGAGATGTTTGGGCAACGCACGCTCAAGAGGATAGGGAATTTAGATTCGGGAAGCAGTGGACGGCGGAACAGCGTCAGACACTTGAAGAGCGGGGGCAAGCAGCAATAGTTGTAAATAGAATTCATCCAGCCGTAGAAGCTGCGAAGGCTATGCTTACGAGTAATAANCCTGGGTTTAGAGTATCTCCTAGAGAAGATAGCGATAATAAGGTAGCTCAGACTCTTAATGGGTTATTAGAATATATATGGCAGATATCAGATGGAGACCAAATACTGAGAAATATAGTTGACGACTATTATGTAACTGGGATGGGTTGTATGCTAGTGTATGAAGACCCCGAAGCAGATATGGGGAAGGGTGAGGTCATGCTTAAAGATATTGACCCGCTTAATGTATATGTAGACCCTAATAGTCGTGAGCGATCATGCAGTGATGCAGAAAATATTATTGTTTCCCGCTTGTTTACGAAAGATCAGGCGAAGTCTTTATACCCGATGTATAAGAAAGCGATAAATAATGCGTCAACTGATAACTTTGATACTGATAGACCTGTAACAAATCGAGAAGATGATAATGAAGTTATATTCCCGGAAGATACTGAAACTAAAACCACTGTTTCCTTCGGGAAGGGTGATGAGTATATACGGGGTTATGAAAGATATCATAAAGTTCAAGAAAATATGTTCCGCATCTTTGAATCGTGGAGTAATCGGGAAGATTTACTCACCGAAAATGATTTTTATGAATATACTACTAAACCTGCTTGGCGGGTAAATGGACAATTAATTTCTGACGCAGCGATGGCAAAACAGATTGTTACTCAATTAACTCAGCAATATCAACAAGCAGCAGCTTCGGCGAAACAAATAATAGCTTCCGGGCAACAAGTACCCATGCCAGATGCACCTAAGGTAGAAGAATTAACCCATGCAGATTTACTTGAAAGTGGTGAATGTCAACATGTTGAAATATCTACAAAGAGAGTCAAAATGGAAGTAGTAATGGGTGATAAGCTTTTGTATGAGCGTATTCTTCCAACGGGGGAATATCCCATCGTATTCTTTATGAATATGCATACTCGTACACCATATCCAGTAAGTGATGTTAGAATGGTAAAAGGAGTCCAAGAATATATAAATAAGACACGCTCCCTTATTATTGCGCATGCTACAACGTCTACTAACTTAAAAGTATTGCTCCCAGCAGGCTCAGTAGATATGACCGAATTCGAACAGAAGTGGGCACAGCCAGGTGTTGGAATGGAAGTTGACTTTGATATGGGACAACCTATCGTAGCTCAACCCGCACCACTTCCAAATGAGTTATATCAAAATGAGAACACTGCAAAACAAGATATAGACCATCAACTCGGCTTATATGAAATGATGATGGGTAATTCACAGGTAGCACCCCATACATATAAAGCAACAGTAAGTTTAGATGAATTTGGTCAGAGAAAAATTAAAAGCAAACTAGCAGATATAGAATATGGACTTAAGCGCACTGCTATTGTCGCGATAGAATTAATGCAGAAGCTTTATAAAGAAGAGAAAGTTGTGAGACTTTTAAAGCCTAATAATGCTATGAGCGAATATATGATTAATAAGAAGATGTATGATGATAAGGGTNATTTTGTAGTTATTAATGATATTAGTGTTGGTAAATATGATGTTATTGTAGTGACAGGCTCTACATTGCCAACAAATAGATATGCNCAACTTGAGTTATACATGGATGCTTATAAGAATGGGATAATAGATAAGCAAGAAGTTTTAAAGAAGACGGAAGTCTTCGATATTGAGGGTGTCCTACAGCGTACAGATGCTATAGCACAACTTCAGCAACAATTACAATCTGCGACACAGACTGTTAAGAAACTGCAGGGTGACTTACAGACTCGTGAGCGTGAAGTATATCATGCTAAGCAAAAAGCAGAAATTGAAAAATTCAAGGGTGATTTAGATTCGACCTCTACCAAAGCGAAAGCAGCAGGGACAATCTTCGAGAAACGCCTTGATGACGCACTAGGGCAAGTACAAAAGGAAGTCCGAGAGGCTTCCAAAGAACCCAAAAAGGGCTCAACCTCTTCACGCTCTAGGAAGAGCAGTCCGAAAGGTAGGTAAACGATGGATGAAAATAGAACAGTAGATACCCCCCAAGAGGATTCTATTGTAGACGATGTAATCTTCGGATCACGGGATGCTTCTGAATTGACAGAAGAAAGCCCGTTCACACAACCGGAAGAAACGGCTATCACGGAAACACCAGATCGACCACGCGATTCACTTGGAAGATTTGCTACCCCTGATATACCCGAGGAACAACCAGAAGCACCTCAAAGCCAAGAGCCGCCACTTGATAATGAACAAGTTCGATATCAATACTGGCAATCCGAGGCTGATAAGCGCGGTAATGAACTTGAACAAATGAAGCAAACTAATCAAATGCTTCAAGGACAGGTTAATACGCTTATTCAACAACCTGCGACCCCCCAACAGGGGATACCGCAAGAAGAGGAATCTTTTGAATTCCCACCTCCGCCGGAAAAGCCGCAGAAACCAGTGCGCTACAACAGAGTAGAAGCTTATGAAGACCCTAATTCGGAGTCTGGAATATACCTTGACGCTGTTGAAGAATGGAGAGATAATATGGATGAATATGGTAATCTTAGGAGCGAGTATGATCGAGAAATGGCTGTTTTTGAACGTGGCCAGCTCACTGAAGAGCGTAATCGCGAAAGAGAAGCTTTACAGCAATATGCTAGACAGCAAGAGCAGGTGGCTGATATTCGCCAGCACGTGCGTAAGCAATATAATGCTGATGATGCTGCCATAGATGAGTTTATTCAAGTAATGTCTTCTCCAGATTCACTGACTGTGGATAATCTTTGGAAATTGTACTCCCTTGATAGAGGGACTGGGACTAATGCTCCTAAACCGAGTCCTGCTTTTCAGCAGACTCGTAGGGCGCAACAAATTCCTAGTCCGATGGGAGTAGTATCCGGGGTAAATCGGCAGACTGATAAAACTGCTGAAGACCGGATAATGGATGAGCTTATTGGTGATTTTGATAAGCAAAATCCGTGGTAAAATAAATAGTTAAGGAGGTTTAACTATGGCTNATCAATATAGTACTTCTGCTGGCTTAGGANTACAGTCATCAGTAAGTATAAACGANAGTCGCCGATTATTTAATTTCGGTGAAAGAATAGCTGAGCTTGCACCACAGCAGTCTCCTTTCTTCACTTACCTATCCAAGGTTTCGAAGAAGTCAACGGATGATCCTGTTTTCAAGTTTCTTGAACAGCGTCATCAATGGCAGCGTAGAAACTTTGATCTCGTAGACGGACAGACCGAAGCGGATTATGTAGCTGGAACAACTGCAGTCGCTGCCTGGTCGATTGATTGTGGATACGATAAGTATGGTAGAGTCGAAGCTGGTCAACAGCCGTTATTTTTTGT